TAGGGTACGTGTAGTTGTTGCGCTCGCTGAGCTGGAAGGGCCTGAGTGTGACCCAGCCGTTTGCCCCCGCGGCGTTCTGGCTGATCTGGATGTCGACACCCAGAAGCTTGTAGAACGCCGGGGGGAGTGCGAACTGATCCGACAAGCCATCCGTGATCCAGTTATAGGTATCCGCGAAGTACAAGGAGTCGTACTTAGCCACCATCATGTCGTACAAGGCGCAGAGGCTGGCGTTCAAGTACCGATTCAATTCAGCATCAGTAATGAAGGCTGCGCTGTAGTCCCCGCTTGCCAGGACGCGATCAGCTTTCTCCCTGCAAGCCAGACGGAGGTCGCTCAATGCTTGCAGGGAGCCAGCCATGGATTAGCCCTCCTCGTGATCAGCCTCATCATGCGGGGCCGACTCGAGGACGTCGAACGCTGCCTTCAGTGCCTTGGCAAACGCGGCGGCATCATCGGACTTGATCGCGTCCAGCATCTCCTGGGCGCATTGGTCCAAACCTTCTGGACCCTCGGACTCGTCGGCTTCAGGTGCGGCTACGCCTGGAGTCTTCGGCTTTTTGGCGAGAATCGAAATCGCCAGGTCATGTGTAGCGCTGCTCATGGATCACCTCGTTTGGATTAGTTGGATTTACGAGGCGTCTTCGCTCCAAGTGACCGAGTACGACATTTTCTCGTTACCCGCAATAGTACCAGTCAAGGCAACGCAAAGCGTCTGGGCAGCACCGCGAAGGATCGGGCACTGGTCAGTGGACTTGGAGAAGTCGAACGTGATCGTGCCAGGGACAGTGGTCGCGGTCGTGAACATCATCTCGCGGGTATCTAGGACCGAACTGGCTGGATCTGCGGCAATCGCAGTGCCGTGAGCGGTCGCATGGCGGACAACTGCACTAGCAGTGGCGCTGCCGTGGTCGTACGCAACGATCGACGGTGTGCTCCAGGTGCCGTCGCTATGCGCTGCAACGCGCTTCACGAGAGTCACGGCCCACTGAGCCGCAGTCGTTGCGCGACCGCTGATGACGAGCTTCTTGACCCGAACGGTCTTGGTTGCACTGCCGGCGATCTCAATGACGTCCGAGATGGTGGCTGGAAGCGAGGAGTCTACGGAGAACTGGTTGGCGCCTGCCGCGTACATCGGCGTGGTGACCAACGCATCATCTATACACACACGCGGTGCAAGGTACGAACTGTTGTTCGGATCGGTTACCTTGCTGAGGGTCTTGGTGGCAGCCGACCCGTCCTTCACTGCGATGCTCGAAACAGCTCCAATTGCCATGATGTTTGCTCCTCAGACGTGGGACGACGGGTTAGGCTACTAGGCTCTCACAAGCAAGCAGGTAAGAGTTTTCGGGGTTGGTGAAGTCACACTTCGCGTACAGCACCGCAGCATTCGGCTGAGACTGACACCAGAACCTTACTGGAGTCGGGGTCAGCTCGGTGAACGAAGTGCCATCGGTGTAACGGATGACGCAGCCAAGGTAGAAGTACGGGAACGCCGACGCCTCGCCTTGCATGTTCAAGCCGGACATGAACGGAACCATGTCCCACGCGATGGCGAGAGTGCCACTGGCAGGGACAGTGACGTTCTGCCCCTGTTGAACCGGTGGCATCCCAAGCGACACAGGCAGTGTGGAATTGGCGCTGATCGTAGTGCCACTATCCGGCGTGGAGTACTTCATCGGTCGGATGGTGACCACGTTGACCGCGGCTGCACCAGTGTTGGTGACGGTGCAGGTCACGGTCTGCGTCTGGTTGGACACACCCGCGTAGTTACTGAGCGTGATTACGGCAGTGACAGCCATGATCGCTCCTTAGGACGAGCAGTTGCTGAGCGCCATATGGAAACGGATCTGCTCGGTGACGGCAGGAGCTACCGGAGTCCCTGCCACGGCGGAGCAGAACTGCACCATGACACCGTAGAGTCCATAGGACGTCGGGCAGCTAGCCGCAACCATCGCTGCACCAGTATCGATGCCTTCCGCCACGATGTACCATTCGTTCCATGTCGGGTAGGCAGCGCCACTGGCGCCACGAGTATCCCCGCCGTTGGTCAGGTTGGTGCCGTTCGGTCCGGACATGAACTGCAAGTCCAGAAGGCGGTTGACCGTGGAGTCCGCAAGGATGATGGTGAAGGGACCACTGGTGGCGTTCTGATAGATCGCCTTGATGCCTTTATTGATCACGCCCTTGATGTAGGTGTTGGGGTTGGTGATGGCAAGCAACGCTGCGCCACCGGTCGGAACGAAACTGCCCCAGATGTCGGAAACCATCCGCTCCTGGCTGTAGCGAAGACCTGTATTAGTGCCGTTCATGTTTGTTCCTTAGAAAGCGACACTAACGGTCGCGAGAGTGGTTGGACCAATGTGCAGCGAGGATCCATCCGAAACATTGATCAGACTCAGCATAGCACCGAGCGTGTACGCCGTGGGAACCTGCGACTTGGAGATACACTTCCAGGTCATGTAGTAGTACTGAGTGGCGCCTGCGGCAACCGTGGTCGGGGTCGGAAGCGTGACAGTCTCAGTGACCACTGTTGCGGCGCTGCCGAGTTCTGCCGGATGCGCGTTCGGAGGAGACTTGGCGTAGTTCTCCACAACCGTGGTGACGCCAACTCCCGCCTGGTTGGGCAGTACAGTCTGAGCGGCGCAAGCGAAGTTCTTCGGGGCAAGCGGCTCCAGCCCGAGAACCTGCACACCGTACGTCGCACTGGTGCAATCGATCAGGACGCTGAGTTCAAACGCCTGATTGATCTTGGCTGCTGTGATCGCATAGGTGGCTGTGGCGGAGTCGGCTGCCTGCGTGATGTTCGCAGTATTGATGTAGCAGACTTTGGTGGCTGTGGGCACAGCCGCGATGATGAAATTGCCGTTATTGGTAGCAGTAGTGGCACCGGTAATGGTGATGCCGCAACCGATCATGTCGGTGGTGAATGCGGCGCCAGAGTAGTACAGCACCACGATGGATCCGCCAGCCAGATCGGCAGGACCAGTCCATACGGCACTCTGTCCGCTGAGATAGGTAGCAGCGGAAGCGTATGCGGTCAACGTCCCCACGGTATGCGTGACGAACGTGGAAGGAAGACTAAGCGTGTAAGTAGGTGCGGTCATCTTGGTTTCCTTTCAAGTGGAGGAAGCCCTGGACCGGATTATAGCACCGATCCAGGGCTACCAAGATGAAATTACGGCAAGGTGATCGACATGTTCTTGTTCGGAGCCGAGCACACCAAGGCACCGAGCGCGCGCATGCGAACCTCAAAAGCATCCGCGGTCGCTGCACGCAGCATGGTGTTTCCGTCCTCGTTTACGAACATGGGGAAATCGCCGAGGCTGACGAGCTTCCAGGTGTCCAGCTTCAGCGCGTACGCGATGTTCTGGGGGCAGTTGCGATCAGGCAGGACGGTAACTTCGCCGTCCGGGCCAAAGATCTTGACGCCTTTGAACCCAACGCCGGCATCGGACTCGACGTCGACGTACATGACCTTCGACCCGATGGCGGAGATGAGCTTGCCGTATCGGGTGTAGGACATGATCACGTAGTCAGCGTCCACGCACTCCTGCCCGCCATAGGTCAGCGCCTTGACGATCTGATCTTCCGGGGCCAACGCGCCTTCGGGGCCCGATGCGGTCGCGTCGAAGTGGTAGCCGCTGAGACGGGTGTCCGTGCTGCGGTTCACGCCGAAGAAGCTGTCGTTCGACGCCGGTGCCGTGGTAGGCAGCCAGCCAGCGAGACCGGTGAAGGTACCCGCGTTGTCGCCCTGGATCCAGAAGTAATTGGTGGTCGCGCCCTGCGCCCAAGTACTGGACAGGTCGGAAGCGGTGCCGCCCTGCGAAGCGCTGAGTGTGAAGGTGCGCGCGTTACGGTCAACACTGATCACGTACTGAGGAGTGGCAACGACGTTGGTGGTGCCGTCGCTCGAACCACAGATGATGCACTGGCCCTTTTCGATCTGACTGATGACGTTCGGATCGAGAGGAGTCACGACACCTGCACTGGACGCACCACCGGTCGCCATCGCACCGATGACGCCCGTGCCCGCCTGGAACATGCAAGCAGCCAGGTGGTTGATCAGTTGCTGACGGTTTCCGTCGATCTGGAGATCGAACGCGTCGATGAAGGCGCCGGCATCCGTGCCCGAAGCCTTGAGGATGAATGCGTCGACGGTAGCGACTGCGTAGTCGCCAGCGTACGTGCATTGGAATACACGGGTCTGCGCTGCGGTCTGGTTCGACTGCGCGTAACCGAAAGTATTGCTACGACCCTGAGAGTTACTGATCTTCACGACCTGGGGGTAATATTTACCCCCCGCGGAATTGAGGGTAATCGCACCGTCGGTGTGCTTCTGAACCAGACCCCAAACTGGATTCTTGGTGTAGGTCAGATCAGCAACACCCGCGTTGCCCTTATAGAACTCTCGGAGGATCGAGTTACCGCTGGAAAAATCCAAATACTGTGCAGCCATTGAAAACCTCGAAAGTGTGCACCCGTAGGCGCTGGTTGTGATCGGTACAGCGTGGACTGGTTATTCGCTGTCTACGCTTGGTCACAACCGCTATCTACGGGCCCTTCGAGGTCTAAGGCGCTACAAGCATCTGTCGATGCTGATCCGACATTACTACTTGATCTTACCCCCGTCAACCATAGCCTGAATGCGCTTCACCTTTTCCGCCTTGGTCTCCCGCTGATTCGGGGATCGGACAGGTTGTGAGGCGGTCATGTTGTTCGTGATCGTAGTCACCCTGGGTCGGCTATTTTCGGTTACGACAGGGGGGATAACCGGATTGGTTACGGGTGCTGCGCCCAACCGCTTCTGGATCTTTTCCAACTTGGCCATGTCGGAGACGTGCTCTTCCAGCCATTCTTCAATGCGATCGGCTGCGGCTTCCATGGTCATCGCGACAGGCTGCTTTCCCTCAGCAACCTGTTGCTGGACGTCCGTTGCCACAAGCTCGTACATCAAGCCACCGCTGGCAGGGAACGCCTTGAGCAACTCGTGCTTGGTGGAGGACTCGGGGAATGCGTTGCAGTCAGCCCGGAACTTTGCCAGCGCTTGGTCCCGCTGCGTCTGGATCTGCTTCTGTTCCTGCTCGACCATCTGTCGCAGCTTCTGTTCCTGCTCCTGCTTGTACGCCTCGATCTTGGCGTCAGCCTGTTTCAGCACGTCCTCGGGGGTCAGCTTTCCACCACTGAGGACGTCCTGTGTGATCTCGTCATAGCTGAGTCCCGCCGCCTTCAGCCACGCCTGCGGATTCTTCTTCGCGGATGCGCGCAGTCCTTCCAGGTCGGAAAGCTGCGCCTCACGCTGCTTCAGCGCTTGCTCCCTGGCAGCCATCTCGTTCTGCGCCTTAACCACCTTATCCCGAAGGTCCTTCTCACGTCGGGCAGCCGTTGCGAAATCTGATGCGGACTTTTTCGGCGGGTCCACGGGGACAGGGACGGGAGGAGGAGCCGTAGGCGTTACAGTGGCTGCCACTGCGGCTGCGGTATTGCCTGCATCCAATTTCTTCTGGATCTCAGCGATACGATCAGCCTTGTTCATTACTACTGGAGCAACTGGAGCAACAGGGGCAACTACCTCGACGGTTGCATCAGGCATGATTGATCCTTTGCCAGCCTATCTAGCTAGCGGTCGGTAGAACGTTCGGCAGCATCGGTGATTGGGGCAGTGGCGCAGCTTGAGCCATGGGCGGACCGCTTCCAGGGGCTGCGGGCTGCGGAGGGGGAGCCCCTTGGGACAGGAGCCACCGGCATTGCGCCATCCAGCACCTCAGCATTCCCAGTCGCTCTTCTTCCAGCCCGCCTTCTTTCCCGAGCTGGTAGTTCTCCATCGCTACTTCTATCCCCTCCTTCAGGTCGTCAAAGACCTCGGGAGCAGTGTAGATGCCGTCATCCACAATCTGATCTATACACTTCCTTATCCATTCACTGCTGGCGTTCTTGAGAGTCTCGATCGACTGAAGGTCGGGGAACTCAAGTCCGATGCGCAATTCCCGCTGACTGATCAAGCCTGCTTGAGCGATCTCGGTGAGTGTCTGGAGTCGCGCCGCGGGGTCTTTAGGCAACTGGCTAGTGGGCAAGATCTGGAGCACGAACGACTCGTCTTCTAGGTCAATATCCCTCCAGTCGATCTCACTGAGGAACTTGCTGCCAGGAACCTTGACCTTGAAGTGCCCGCGATTCTCTTCTGCTAGAACCTTGACGGCATCCAACACGAGCCGAGCAGTCTGGAGGTGCCAGTCTTCGTAGTTCTGGTTGGCGAGAATCAATCGTTCGGAAGTCTGGTCCCTGTACTCACGCAGCGCCTCACCTGACTCAAGTCCTTCGGGCTTCGCGGACCGGGCACTGAGTTGATTGATGCCGAAGATCTCGAATACTTGCTGCTTCAATGACTGCAAGTACTGATAGGTTTCGGGAGGACAAAAAGCGGGCGTCAGATATACGGGTGGTGTTCCACGGTAGTGCGCAATGGCCCACGGCTCGTTGGTCAAGTGGTCATCGACCACGTTGCTACCCTCTTCGATCCAGATCTTTGCGGAGCCACCCTTCTTGTGCGTGATCTGGATGACCCACGAGGTGTGGTCGATTTCGAACTGGACGTTGCGGGCTTGTTCGACAGCGCCCATACCCCAAAATCCGGTCTGCGGTTGGCTCCAGTGCAGGAAACTGAACGGGAAGTAGGGCTTCGTGTACTCTTCCACCACGAGAGGCCCCGTAGTTACCGTGAGGACGTGCTTGCCGTCTTTCGCTTCAGGGCTGGATGGCAGGTGCCAGGCATCTACAACCGTGGTCAGGTTACTGACCCGGTGCGCCCGGATGTCAGGATCGTCGTACAGCGCGGAATCTTCCACCAGCTTGTGCTTATCCGGGAACATCTCCGCGAGGACCTGCTTGTCGACAAGATGGATCCGGTAGAGCTGGCGAGGATTGCCAGCTAGGGCTTCCAACTCGTCGATCCACAGCTCGAACGCAGGGACACGCTCGATCACTACTCGGTCGAACGAAGGGTACACGTGAGTTGTGCCGACACCCCAGATCAGCCCGTCCCTGTAAACCATAGGGGCCAGCTTGTTGACGTTCGACTGATAGAACACGCCGTCGATAAGCTGATTGAGTTTCTTCGCCTTGCGCTTCAGTTTGTACGATCCGCCGTCAGTGAGGGCATAAGCACGTGGGCGCGTCTTGGCGATAGCGCAGACAGAGGTGTCCGCTGCGATCTGGACGGCGTTGTACGTAGCAGTAGTAATACGTGAGGCTGGATGGTTTCGGCTCAGCCGGGCAGCCTGGACACCCCAAGACGCGAAGATCGGATTCTCGCCGTACATCCGCGAGCAACTGGACAGGTTCCGCTGCCGATGGCGCTGCGCATCAAGAAGGATCTTGAGGCTGCCGTTCAGCGTCTCCGCCATGATTTCTTCGTCGTCGATATCCCACCATCGATGCGATTCATCGCTATGGCTGGCTTCAGTGCGGACCTTCTTGTGCTCTACCCGCGGGTAGTTGGGACCCCTATCGGTTTCCTTGATCATAGGCATCAGCGCGCCTCGCCTGTAGGTTCGCAGCTATAAATCGCGCAGCCCCGTTTGCAACCATCCAGCGAATGTTCCAGCAACGGATGCCCGCAGGGGCATTCAGGTTTCTGATCTTGCGGCTTGGTGGAATCGGCGGACGTCCCCAGCTCCAGTTCGATCTCGGCGCACCGAAATGACTTGACCCCTTTCTCACGGAGCAGATCAAGCAGCCTGGACAGGGTCTCGAGATCAGGAATAGTCATGGAATGGATCCTACCACTCCCTCTCCGGCGGAAGCAAACCCTGATCGCGCAAGTTCTTCTGCTGCTGCTCGCGCATGATCGTTTGCCACATCTTGTCCTCTTCCATTTTGCTGCGTCCCACGATGGTATTTGCAACCGTTGCGGTCATATCTTTGGCGAGGTAATTGTAACACTCTTTACTAACGTACCTGAGTGCGTCACTCAGATCATCTCCGACCTTGGCTTTCTTCTGCACCGTTCGCAATTCGTGGATAAGCGGCTGGCAAGTAGCTGTCTTCATCTTGACCCTGCCAAGAATCATCTGATCGTTGAGCAACTCAATCATCTGATCTCGTCCAGGCTTGTCCGCCGCCGTGAGTTCAAGGTTGTGCCTGGAACGTAGCTCCTGGATGGTCTGAGCCCATGCAGGGTCCACGAGCTGCCGCTCGAACCGATAGCGTTTATGGAGCTGCTTGATGTGGTTGGCGGTATCAGTGACCGTCCAGTTGGTGCCGTAGTCGACTTCAGGGACGTACAGACACGGGTCGCAATCGTGATACGCCGCTACCACCAGGGCGGTTGGGTGATCGAAACCCAAGTCGATGCCGAGCAGGTGATGCCACTTCCCGCCAACGTAGACAGGGAGGTTATCAATAGTGTTCTTGTCCGGATCGAAGTGGTAGAGCAGGTCTGATTGATCAATTACCCACTCGCCAAGGAACTCTCGGCGGAAACTCGTGGTCAGCTCAATCCCCGGCGTCCGCTTCTTGAGCTGCTCAAGGTCCTTGTCCCATTCGATGTGCGGGTTGTCGCTTGCAGACCAATGGAAGACCTTCCAGCCCGATGCCCCATGGATGACGTCGTACCAGAAGCCCTCCTGAAGCGTCCCTGGCGTCCCCAGGAGCACGATGGTGCCATGGTAGTCAGCCGTGGATGCCTGCAAGACGTCGTTGACCAGGGACGCCAGATCGGTGCAAAACGACTGACATTCATCTATTATTATGAGACTGTACTTACCGCCACGGATCTTGCGCTTCTGGCGTTCATCAGCGTCGATAGACAAGCAAGTAATCCACGAGCCATTAGGCGTCTGCGCCGTCAATTCGGAGTCATTGAGTTTGAGGTCCAGCCCGTAGCGCGCATCCACGTCGAGCAGGCAGGCACGCCAAAAGTCTTGCTTGATGCGCGAGTGCTCGAGTCCGCAGTACAAGACGTTCGTTTTACGCGTGAACGCTTCATGGAGCAAGTACAATGCGGCAGTGTAGCTCTTGGCGCAGCGCCGTGTCCCGATAGCAGCCTTCCAGCGGCTCTTGTCGTCCACCAGGGGACGCGCGACAGGGATGATATGCTGGCGTAGGTCCAGGTTGGCAGCCGGCGCGCTGGCTTTTATCAGCCGCTCCAGTGCCTCCAGGCGTTTGTCCAAACGCTTCATACGTACGGTGAATACATCAGCTTGAGTCGTTTGATCAGATCAGACACGGAGTGGTGCCACGCACTCGTCCAACAGCCCTCAGGCAGTTCGGATGCCGCCCATAGGGAGCGGGCTATCCCATTGCCCTGGAAGGGCGCCTTGACGTGGACCCAATGAATCCAGTGCGGATCCAGTTGATAGACGATGTACCCAAGGATCACGTCTTTGTCGTCGGGTAGACACGCGATCAATACACGAGTGTTCAGGTCGTGCATGATCTGCTGGCAGCGCTTGTTTTGGTGTGTGTAGTACGTCGGCTTATAGATCGCACGAGTGCACGCGCAAGAACCATGCGATCCCTGCGTCCAGGTGGCAAAAACGAAGCTGAGGTCCTTGGCAGGATCGATCGGACGGATGGTCCACTGGTCGGTCATTTTGCACCCGACGACTTGAGCGCGGCATCGTACAGCGCCTGAGAGTCAAACACGTAAGCAGTGTCCTTGGGGCAGTACTGCTCCATCAGTGCCTCCAACATCCACGGGCTTGGAGTCCA